CCATTCCAACCCCATGGAGACCCAATTAATGGAAGTCTAGGTTCAGGTGAAGTAGGAATGGATCAAATTATGAGTTTACTTAAAAAATAATAGAAATAAATGGCTTTTAACCCTATACAAATATATCCAATTGATTTAGAGGACAGTGTAGCTATTGGGGTTAATATTCCATTTAGTGCACCATCTGTTTTTACATCCAATTACCAAACAAAGGATGCTATTAAAAATAATCTCTTGAATTTTTTCCTCACCAATAAAGGAGAAAGACCATTAAATCCATCTTTTGGAGGAGGATTAAGAGCATTTATATTTGAACAAATAACAAACGACAATTTAGATTTTCTAAAGGAAGATGTAGAGCAAAAATTAACGAATTATTTTCCAAATGTTAAAATAGAAGATCTAACCGTTACTGGGGTTGGTGAACATAGTGTTAAAATTATGTTAAAATACTCAATAATTAATACTAATATAACAGACGGGTTAGAAATTACCTTCACACCATCACAATCATGAGTAAAGATATAAAATATATTAATAGAGATTTTACCGATTTTAGACAACGGTTAATAGAATATACTAAAACATATTTTCCTAACACGTATAATGATTTCTCTCCATCATCTCCCGGAATGATGTTTATGGAACAATCTGCCTATGTTGGGGATGTTTTAAGTTTTTATCTAGATAATCAAGTACAAGAAAATTTCATACAATATGCCCAACAGACTAATAATATTTACGAATTGGCTTATATGTTTGGATATAAACCTAAGACAACAACCTCTGCTCAATGTAGTATTGATTTTTTCCAACAGGTTCCTGCTATAACATCTGGATCAAATGTGTATCCTGATTACAATTATGCTTTAACTATAAATGAAAACACAACTATTTCATCAAATGGTGCTAACTTTTTAATTCATGATAAAGTAGATTTCTCATTATCAAGTTCTCAAGACCCAACTGAAGTAAGTGTATACCAAATTTCAGGAACTACCCCACAATATTATCTATTAAAGAAAACCCGAAATGCAGTCTCAGCTACTATAACTTCTCAAACTTTTAATTTCACAACACCCGAACAATTTACTACTCTTAATCTATCAGCTAATAATATAATTAAAATATTAGATGTTACTGATTCAGATGGATATAAATGGTATGAAGTAGATCATTTAGGTCAAGAAATGATATTTGATTCTGTAAAAAATACAAATATTAATAACCCTAACAATAACGGAGATACACCTTATATTTTAAATTTAAAGAAAGTACAAAGGAGATTTGCAACTAGATTTACATCAAGAAATAATTTACAATTACAATTTGGTTCTGGTACATCAAATGATATAGATGAAAATATAACACCAAATCCTAATAATGTAGGTTTAGGTTTACCCACAAGACAATCTAAACTAACAGCTGCTTACTCTCCCACCAATTTCCTATATACTGAAACATATGGTATAGCACCTTCTAACACATCATTAACAGTTAGATATTTAACCGGTGGAGGAGTTAATTCTAACGTGAATTCAAACACATTAACGGGTATATCAACCACTAATGTGAAATTCAATCAAACGAATTTAAATCCAACCACAGCTAATTATATATTTTCCTCATTAGCTTCAAACAACCCAAACCCTGCAAGTGGAGGGAAAGGTGGAGATACTGTAGAGGAAATAAGACAGAATACTCTAATGCTAGTTGCTTCACAAAATAGATCAGTAACTGCAGATGATTATTTAATTAGAGCACTTAGTATGCCTTCTGATTATGGAGCACTTAGTAAAGCTTACATCCAACAACCAAAATTAACGGATAATCAAGTATCAACTATTGAAACTCTTAATATGTATGTATTGGCTCAAAATGCAAATGGTCAATTAGATTATGCTTCTACAACTCTTAAAAATAATATTAGAACTTATCTATCTCAATATAGAATGATAGGAGATACTATAGAGATAAGAGATGCATTTATAATTAATATAGGTGTTGATTTTGAAATAATAGTATTACCTAACTTTAACAATAGTGAAGTATTATTAAATTGTATAAAAGAATTAAAAAACCATTTTGTTTTAGACAAATGGCAAATTAATCAACCTATAATGATACGAGATCTATATATAATGTTAGATAGAGTTAGTGGTGTTCAAACTGTTAAAAATATAGCTATAAGTAATAAATCTGGTACATCTTTAGGATATTCAAGAAGTGCATATGATATTGAAGGTGCTACTCAAAATCAAGTTATATATCCTTCATTAGACCCTAGTATTTTTGAATTACGATACCCAGATTTAGATATAAAAGGTAGAGTAACTCCTTTATAATACTATATTTATAATAAAACATTCAAATGGCTTATTATAAAACTTTCCCAACACAAGATTCTACTTTATATTCTTCATATCCTGAAATGAATACAGGGTTAGATGCTATGTGTGAAGTATCTAATATATTTGGTATAGGAGGTGATCCGGGAGTATCTAGATTTTTAACATTATTTGATAATGACGAAATCACAGATATAATTGATAATAAAATTAATGGAAAAGAATTTAGTGTTTATTTCCTCAACTCTATAGCTACTGCTCAAGGTATCAATGCTGATATAAAGGTTGAAGTTCATCCTATAGCTCAACAATGGAATAATGGTACTGGATATTATGGTAACTCACCCCAAACAAAAGATGGAGCATCTTGGAACTACGCATCATTTTCAGGATCAAATCCATGGTCTTTATCTGGTACAACAGGAGGATATGTTTATACGGGTTCAATAAATCCATCATATGTAACTGGAGGAGGTGGAAATTGGTTTACTACAGAAAGTTTAAGTGTAACCCACTCATTTGGTCTTAGATCATCTAAAGATCTAGCATTTCCTGTTACCAATATTGTAGATTCTTGGTATAGTAGTAGTATTCCAAACTATGGTTTTATAACTAAATTGTCTTCATCATTTGAATTTAATTCAAATCAATATATCCAACCTATATTAAAATATTATAGTGTTGATACAAATACAATTTATCCTCCACAATTAGAATTTAGATGGAGAGATTATACTACAGTTTTAAATGGCCCTGCATCTTCTAGTATAGTAACAGACCAAAATATTAAAGTATCTCTTACAGAAAACCATTTCACTTTCCATCCAGATAGTGTTAATAGATTTCATATGAACGTTAGTCCAACTTACCCGGCTAGAGTATTTCAAACTAGTTCTTTATTCACATCTATAAACTATCTACCTACTTCTTCATATTACTCTATAAAAGACTTGGCTACCAACGAAATTATTATTAACTTTGATGAAGATTACACTCAAATCAGTTCTGATGCGAATGGAAATTATTTTGATGTTTATATGAGTGGATTAGAACCTGAGAGATATTATAAAATATTAATAAAAACAGTAATAAATGATTCAATATTGATATTGGATGATGATTATTATTTTAAAGTTAATAACTAATGGGAGAAAATGTTAATTTAAATAAACAAGTATATAGTAAATCTCAATATTCTAAAATAATAGATACTGAATTTAAACAATTAGGTGTTAAATCAATCCAACAACAATTAAATGAAACACCTACTGTCCAAGATTTTTTTCAATTATATAATGATTTATTCTACGATATACCAGAAATGGGATCTAATAATTCCCACGAATATTTAATTGTTAAAAGTAGTGAATATATAAATTTCGAACCTAATAATGAGGAAATAGAAGCTTTACAAGCAGAAATAGCTCAACTTAGAATGGATTTACTTGACGAACAGAAAAAAGTTATAGAATTACAAATAAAAACAAATATCTAAATAATGGCATCAGATATCACTCAAATAGATCCAACCGGTCTAAATTACCAAACTTACGAATCATCCGATGTTAACCTAATCCCCACCTTTGAAGTTAATACAGCTTTAACTGATAGCAGTTATATTGAATTTTTCATTTATGATATCAATCAAAACCTACTATTTTCTGATTTTTCATATACTGGTTATACAGTATTAAATGATGGTCAAGCTCCTGGAAATAATAATATTTCCCAATTAATATTAAACCCTGAAACTGATTTATTATCTTTAGGTTTTGATCAAGGGGAATATGTCACATACTATAATTTTTTAAATAAAGATATAGGATCGGATATTGAACAATTATATATTGCTGAAATATCATCTGATAGAAGAGAAATTAGAATAGACAGTACAGTATTATCAAATCTAGACATAATTGAAAAAACAAATATGTTTATTCAGTCTCGTACTGATAGTCAATATTTCTTAGATTTTTATATAAATTTTGGAGACAATAAACTTGCAATAGCTAATAATATTGTTTTAGATAGTACAGATCCAACTAACTCAACAATATTAGTAAAGTTATATGAACCATTACCAATTGAATATAATGTAAATACTCAATTATGGAT